TTTCGGCAGACGACGTAACTGTTCAACTATTGCTGCGCACGCCGCGCTCTGAAATTTTCGCCCCGCCGCGCTTATCAGGCTCTTACCTGCAAACGCCCCTTTGTTGGGGTGTCGCCAGTACGTGTTCACGCTGGGCGGGAAAGGCAGGATCAGCTTCATACTTTCAGGCCCCTCTGATGTAACCAGTGGGTTGCACGCAGCCTGGCGTTTTCCTCACCGGCAAGCAGTGAGCGGATAATCCCGACCGCCTCGCTGTCGTCGTCCTTCACCGCGGTATGAAGCGTGATGCCCCGGGCCACGCCACGCTTTATCGTGATGACACCTTTTTTCTCCAGTGCGCGAAGATGCTCCACCGCTGCATTCACTGAACGGTATCCCAGCATGGTTGCCACCTCCTGATTGGTTGGCGGGAAGCCACGTTCTTTCTGATAAGAAATCAGCATATCCAGCACCTGCTGCTGGCATTGAGTTAACGTCGTCATGCCGCCATCTCCCTGACCAGTTTTTCCGCCTGCTGGCGAACCTGCGCCAGAAACGCCTCACCACATGCCTCAAGTTCATCGCGCCCGATGTAGCTGATTGCCGGTCCCTTCCAGGTCTTATCGAAAACAGCAATAGCACCAGCGAAGAAAGCGCCTGTCGGCACCTGCTTCTCATCCTTCGGGATAAACCAGGCAGGCAGTTCAAAACCAATACGCCCGCGAATAAAAGCAATATGATCTGCATCTTCCGGCCACCACACTTCGCTGGTGGCCGCTTTGATCAGGAAAACATAGCGCCCGCCCTTATCACGCATGACACTGGCATGTTTCATGATGTAACGCATGCCGGTGATGTATTGCCCCTCATGCTGACTGGCGCGGCTGTATGGGGGATTACCAAAGGCAGCACCTTTAAGCTCCGCAAGACGTTCTGACCAGTCATGCGCCAGCGCGTTATCTTCCGCCGTGTAATACGCGGCACATTTGGCGTTATCACCGTCAGTAAACAGATCCAGAACAAACGGGCCAAACAGGGTGTTAATTCCCCAGAAAATGTTGTCCGGCGTGCGCCACTGATCACCCACTTCCTTCAGTTCATGGGCTGGTTTGTTCCGCAGTTCCACCAGCTCCTGGCAATATTTATTACTCATTAAGCCCCCACGTAATTCCCTGACAGATACCACTCATCACCCGATACAGCGCGCTTGCTGCTTTTCCGTAAACACTGCTCACGACGCGCCAGAAAATTGTTTCGTTCTGGCTGGGAGTGGCTTTCACGGAATGCCGCCATCCACACCGTTGCAGCACGACGGTATAAGCCCCTGGACTCCAGTTCTTCCGCCTGGCGGGTCAGGCACAAAATCACCCGGGGATCGTTAGTGCCGACATAGAAATTGCGCACAGGTCTGGTTTCACGAACTGGTTGTGGTTCCGGCTCCTGCGCTCTCTCAGTCAGGCGTGGGAAATGTCTGCGTGTATCTCCTTCACAACGGTGAGCCACACGCCCACTCTGACGTAACTTGCTTGCTGACTGCAGAACGCGCTGCCGTGAGTAACCTGCAAAAGCATCCGCAATGTCTCCGGAAGTACACCCCGGATGGGCTTCAATGAATTTCTGAACGTCATTTAACAGACTCATGATCACCCTCTGAATCCTGCCGGGATCTGGCTGTAGTCCACGTTGTCGTAACTGGCTTTGAAGTACGGGTCCTCACGTCTAGCTGCAGATACCGCAGGAACTTCCCAGGATTCTTCGAAATGACGATCCGGACCAAAGAACGTGACAGCCTGTTTCACAAATTGTGTGCCGCTGTTACCCATCGCAGATACCCAGCCCGCGTAGCGTTTCACACCTTCCAGCATGGTTTCGGGGTTTACCCCCTCATTCAAACGGGCTTTCCAGGCTTTGAAGGCTGCAGATTTTGAATTGCCACCAGCACGTTTGGGATATGCCAGCCATGCCTGCTCAAACTCCGGAGAGTATTCCGGTCGGTTTGAACGAACTCGCACAGACTCATCAGCAGATGCACCAACAGCTATTGGTTCATTGACTGGTTCTTTGACTGGTTCAAAAGAGTGACTGGTTCTGGGTGAATCTCCTGCACTACCCCCTGGTGCAACTCCTGCACTACCTGGTGAATTTGCTGCACCAGATAGTGAATTATTTGCACTACCCCCTAGTGAATCTCCTGCACCATCCAGATGAAGGAGATAGATATTACTTGAGTTACCTTTTTCACCTTTCCGGGTGACTTTTTTTACCAGCCCGGACTCACAAAGGGCCGCAATATGATTCATCACAGAACGTTTGCTAATCTCGCACTGGTCAGCAATATGCTGGTAGCTGGGCCAGCACTCACCCTGATCGCTGGCATTATCAGCCAGCTTAATCAGAACCAGTTTTCGCAATGGATTTCCCACTCGAATTTTCATCGCTTTAACCATTAGCTCCATACTCATGCTGCACCTCCGAGATGCTTCATGTTTTTTCCGGAGCGAAAGGTTATAAGCGGCATACTGACGCGGTAATTACGGCCCAGCGGTTCACAAATCACCTTCTGACATTCACGGTCAACCAGGCTAACACGTAGAACATGCCCTGCAGGCGTGGTGTACCACTGCCCAACTGTAGGAATTGATGTTTTTTTACGCTGAAGCAAACGGCAAATATTGAGGATCAACGGATTAAGCATGACGATGCCCTCCGCTGATATTCAGGAGACGGTGAATATGAAAATTAGCCTTATCCGCCAAACGAATACGTTCAGCCTGCAAGTTAAGAAGTGTTTCTACCAGAACCTGATGCGCCTGCGGATCCGAAAGAGTTACCTTGCGCAGAGCACGTAGTGCAGTTGTTACATAACTGAGTTTATGTAAGTCTTCATCATTCAGACGAGCGAGGGTTGGGAGAGTAGTCATGGTGACAGCCCCTATGTTGAATTCAAAGAACTCACCACATGGGACGCCAATCACAGAGGTGGTGAGACGTACAGGGTTGGCGTAACCGGTCAACATAGAACCCGGCGCATCTTGCGATGCCCCTGCACGCCCCACCATAATTTGGACGTAGCAATGCTCATGATACGAAAAAACCGCATGAGCGCGGTTATGCTCTATATTGAATTCCAGGACGCCAATCCCGACACCCGCTTTATAAGGTGCCTGAACAGTGTAACGTCCCGGAATGGCAGAATCAATGTGCTGGTGGTCCTTCACACTCAACAAAATCACGCCTGAATTTCCACAAAGGACTAAAGCACTCATGCGGGTAGTCTTTGCGAAGATAGATAACGCGCTGTGTTTCTGGCTCCCAACGAATAACATGGACATAAAGCCCTCTTCCGTCACGAAACCAGCGGTTAAGTTCCTGCACAACTCGCCCCCCACAGTCAGGTAAAGTTCTCTGTGGTTACTTACAGCCAGGTGATTTGGTAATCTGCATTCATGCCGTAACAACAGGTGTTCAGCGACGCTGACCACCAGCTGTTGCGACAAACGGTTATTTGCCGTTAAACTGTTCATGCGTTAGTTTCTCCACAGACACAAAACGCCACGACGCCCGGAGCTGCACACTCGCGGGCGTCACTCTTTTCTGGAGCGCAAAAGATTTTGTAGACCAGTGCTGCATGCTCCTGGAGCTTCGAAATTGACAGATACAACTCATCATTAATTGCTGTCTGCTCGTGTGGCTCCACTACCCCATCTTCGATTGCCGAACGAATCTGCTTTGAGTAACTCCCGATCTGTTCGATGACTTCCAGCAGGCGCTGGTTTATATCGGCGTTCTCTACTTCCTCAAGTTCAGGAAGCGATACAAACACCCCACCAGCAGACTGTGCGACAGCATCCGCAATGTAGTGAGTGCCAGCCGCGCGCTGTAAAATCATTGCCCATCCCAGCGGGAAAATCTGATCGCCATCTGCACGAAGGCGGTTGAATAAAGCGTTCTCTGTTACATCCAGCCACTCAGCAGCTTCAGCGTAACCTCCCGGCAACGCCGCGATAGTTTTTCTGACAGCTTTCACGTACCACTCAGGCTGTTTTTCTACTTTCCAGTGATGCTTACCCACGGTTAGCCTCATCGTTCTGTGGTTAAAAATTGAAGGTGTTCTGTTAATCTTTCGGATAGATATCCGGTCTTAAGTCAGATTTCGTAATTGCACCTGACGTGCATTGCTCAAGTTTTTTAGCCAGCACAAAACTGGCTTTTTTATAACCATTGAAAACCAGCCGTAAGTAGCCTGGTGTTGAGCCAACTTTTCCGGCCAACTCGCCCTGCTGTTCTTTGGTTAAAGAGTCCCAATACGCTTTCATACAATATGTACCTCCGATATACATATTACATGATTGAGATGAACCTTCAAGATACTTGTACCCTATCGGTACAAAGGTTTTAATTTCGTTATGAAAACAGTCCATGACATCCGGCGGTCTAACGCCAGAAAACTGAGAGATGGTGTTGGCGGGAATTCTTCCTTTGCCACCATGATTGATCGCGAGCCAACCCAGACCAGCAGGTTTATGGGAGATGGTGCTACTAAAAATATCGGTGACAGCATGGCACGGCACATCGAAAAATGTTTCGACCTGCCTGTCGGATGGCTTGATCAAGAACACCAGACAACAAACATCACAAAAAAACCTGATGTTTCAATTACTAACAAACAAATAACGTTAGTCCCTGTCATATCATGGGTACAGGCCGGAGCATGGAAAGAAGTTGGCTATTCTGAGGTTGATTTGAGCACAGCAGAAACTTATCCCTGCCCTGTACCCTGTGGCGAAATGACTTATATCTTGCGGGTGATTGGTGATTCAATGATTGATGAGTACCGCCCGGGAGACATGATTTTTGTAGATCCTGAAGTCCCTGCCTGCCACGGTGACGACGTTATTGCATTGATGCACGATACAGGCGAAACCACCTTTAAGCGGTTGATAGAAGATGGAACACAGCGTTACCTCAAAGCATTAAACCCAAACTGGCCTGAACCTTACATTAAGATCAACGGTAATTGCTCTATAATTGGTACAGTAATTTTCTCAGGAAAACCAAGAAGATACAAAATAAAGGCCTAATCAATATTTATAACCTGCTTCGGCAGGTTTTTTTATACTTGACAATGTACCCTTGAGATACATAATGTATCTAAAAGAAACATGTCACAGGCAAGATTAAACAAAATTTGGTTGTAACACGGCGTATGGCACATGCGTCGTTAGCGGTCTGGGGACGTTAAAGGGGACAATCCACTCCTTGCTCGGGCAAACAAACCAGGTAGCCGGAATGTGCAAGTCAATGAGGATGCTGATAAGACGCCTAACCAGCGTGGCGATTCGGTTTGACGCCTGGGAAGAGACCAGGGTGCAACGATGAGGGCATTTATGGAACCGCGACAAAGTGTGGTGCCGTAACTGGCTAAGTGCTCTCAGCGTTGTGGTAATCCGCGAAATGGCGCGGCGGTAAGTATGGCGGGGTTACTCTTTCCCCGTTGAGGACACCGGATTGTCAGGTTGACCATACGCCTGAGTGACAACCCCACCACAACAGCCACTGCTTTGGCGGTACCAGTTTGTACACTTGCTTCCGGCTGGTACCGCTCTTTTTACAAAACAGAGAAGAGCATCACCGGACGACGGGCTCATAACCCAATCCATCCGGGCGGCTGCCACCGCAGGTGTTCTTCTCTGTTTTGTGGAGAAACCAACCGACCTTGCAGGGTCGATATGATGAGGAGCAGCAAAATGGCTAGCGAACGCAGTACTGATGTGCAGGCATTTATCGGGGAGCTGGACGGCGGCGTATTTGAAACCAAAATCGGCGCAGTTCTCAGTGAAGTCGCTTCAGGTGTGATGAACACGAAAACCAAAGGCAAGGTCTCACTCAACCTGGAAATCGAACCATTTGATGAGAACCGTGTGAAAATCAAACACAAACTCTCATATGTTCGCCCGACTAACCGCGGGAAAATTTCCGAAGAAGACACCACCGAAACGCCGATGTATGTCAATCGCGGTGGTCGCCTGACTATTCTGCAGGAAGACCAGGGACAATTACTGACTCTTGCCGGTGAACCTGACGGAAAACTCCGCGCAGCAGGTCATTAATACGTTATTAATAAACTGATTATTTATCTCATCACTGAATATCTTTATATAGTGAGGACTTATTATGTCTCAGAACTTAGACGCAACCGCAATTAATCAAATCCATGCCCTTATTTCTGCTCAGGGTGTTAATGAAATTATCAGTAAGATTGGTGCCGATGCTGTGGCATTGCCTGAGAATTTCCGCATTCATGATCTGGAAAAATTTAATTTAAATCGCTTCCGTTTCCGTGGTGCGCTTTCCACTGCCAGCATCGATGACTTTACCCGTTATTCTAAAGATCTTGCAGATGAAGGCACCCGCTGCTTTATCGATGCCGATAATATGCGTGCCGTCAGTGTGCTTAACCTGGGTACTATTGATGAACCAGGTCACGCAGATAACACCGCCACTCTCAAACTAAAAAAGACAGCACCGTTTTCTGCTCTGTTGTCTGTTAATGGCGAGCGTAACTCCCAGAAGTCACTGGCAGAATGGATTGAAGACTGGGCCGACTACCTTGTGGGCTTTGATGCTAATGGTGACGCCATTCAGGCAACAAAAGCGGCTGCGGCTGTCCGTAAAATCACGATTGAAGCAAACCAGACCGCTGATTTTGAAGATAATGACTTCAGCGGCAAACGCTCCCTGATGGAGTCTGTCGAAGCGAAGACCAAAGATATTATGCCAGTGGCATTTGAATTTAAATGCGTTCCGTTTGAAGGTCTGAAAGAACGTCCATTTAAATTACGCCTCAGCATTATCACTGGCGATCGTCCTGTACTGGTTCTGCGCATTATTCAGCTGGAAGCAGTGCAGGAAGAAATGGCTAACGAATTTCGTGATCTGCTTGTTGAGAAATTCAAAGACAGCAAAGTAGAAACCTTTATTGGTACTTTCACCGCCTGATTTCATTACTGCAAATGCCCCTGCGGGGGCATTTATGGAAACGTAATTAACTCAATAATCACCGGATGGTGAGAGCTTCCTTTTAGCAGAATTCAGCGCGGTGCAGCGCATATAAAGTGGAGAACGAAATGTCATTTATTAAAACTTTTTCCGGGAAGCATTTTTATTATGACAAGATAAATAAAGACGACATCGTGATTAACGATATCGCAGTTTCCCTTTCAAATATCTGTCGCTTTGCAGGACATCTTTCACACTTCTACAGTGTCGCCCAGCATGCGGTGCTTTGCAGCCAGCTGGTGCCGCAGGAATTTGCTTTTGAAGCGTTAATGCATGATGCAACAGAAGCATATTGCCAGGACATCCCCGCGCCACTGAAACGACTTCTTCCTGACTATAAACGGATGGAAGAAAAAATAGACGCCGTAATCCGTGAGAAATACAGGTTACCTCCTGTTATGAGCACGCCAGTGAAATATGCCGATCTCATTATGCTGGCAACCGAACGCCGCGATCTCGGGCTTGATGATGGCTCTTTCTGGCCTGTACTGGAAGGCATCCCGGCAACAGAGATGTTCAAAGTTATTCCACTGTCACCAGGCCATGCCTACGGGATGTTTATGGAACGTTTTAACGAGTTATCGGAGTTACGCAAATGCGCATGAATGTTTTCGAAATGGAAGGGTTTCTTCGCGGGAAATGTGTACCGCGAGATCTGAAAGTGAATGAAACAAATGCTGAGTACCTGGTACGTAAATTCGATGCGCTTGAAGCTAAATGTGCGGCACTGGAAAACAAAATAATGCCAGTGTCAGCTGAACTGCCGCCAGCAAATGAAAGTGTTCTGTTATTTGATGCTAACGGAGAAGGCTGGCTGATTGGCTGGCGTTCTCTCTGGTACACCTGGGGACAAAAAGAAACCGGAGAATGGCAGTGGACATTTCAGGTCGGGGACCTTGAAAACGTCAATATCACTCACTGGGCAGTAATGCCAAAAACACCGGAGAATAAGAAATGAGCGTGATAAAAACTCATACAGGAATTGTTATCACCCGAGACGGTCCGCAGGTAAAAAAACTGCACCAGACAAAGCGGATGTGGGTCGTCGGAAAAAACGAGTTTTACCACAAAGAAACCGGACGCCGCCACTTTGCAGAAAATACTCGCCGCCGACTGCTGATCGATACCATCAAGCCTATCGAGGTGAAGCATGTTTAAACAGAACGAAAAATCTATCGCTCAAATTGCTGAGTATATCCCGCGTGCGTGCCGGGGTATGCAGTTGCAGGAAGCTAAAGCACGCCTAGAGAAAAAAATTGCGCTCTATATCGATGACGGCTGTGATGCTGCCGTTCTTAACGCGGCGTTCGCGCCAGCTCTTAACAGTCATACGCGAGAGTCTTTTTTTTCGTGCATCGCAGCGCAGATCCGCAAAGGAGGCAACCAGTGAGTGAGTCAAAATGCCAAATTAATGGCAATAAGATAGAACCATGTGCAGCACTGGCAAAATCCCTTGAGCATGATGCTGAATACACGGCGCGAAAAGGTCTGCTGATATACAAAATCTGGAATGAGAGTTTAACTCGCGGCCCTGATTTGGTGATGTTGCGTTCCGGTGAATTTTCTAAATCACCAGTGCGGGTTTCATTTTGTCCGTTCTGTGGTGAAAGTCTGAAAACGTGGGAGAACAGAAATGAATGAAATTAAAGAAATACCAGTAGTACGTGATGAATATGGCTGCTGGACGCATCCTGAATATGAAAAATTCTGTGATGGTAGAGAACATATTTCAACGGAAGAGTTTAACGCATGGATGGAGGGAAATAATCTTCAATGGACCATCAGAACTATGGATGAAGATGATTTTAATCTGGACGCAGATGGTCCCGATATTGCCTCCTGGAAACCGGAGCGCCCGGAAGGTGAAGGCTGGTTCATTGGTTCCATTCATGACACTGAAGATGGTCCGGTTTGTGTATGGCTGAGAAATAAGGTTGAAGCATAAAGGCGATAAACCACCTGACAACAAAACACTGAAAAATTTAAATCAGAAGTGAATTTTATTAAATCCTTAACCGGAGGGATTCCTGCACTCTCAGAACATCAGGAGACCGCCCGAAAGGGCGGTAATGAAAAATGGCTGAATTAACCAAATGGCTACAAAACACGATTACCGGAATTGAAACGGTAGTAGACGATAAATCGTTTGTATGTGATGAAATAGTATTCAAAATCGATGTGGTTAAAAACGTACTTACCGCATTTAAAGTCGCGCTGGCATCGCTGGAAGCCGAACCGGTGACATGGCGATATCGCTACGTGAGAAAAGGCGTTACGAACTTTCAGGAGAAGCCGTGGGTTGGTGACTGGAAATATGTACCGACAAAAGAGGATTGCAACGACAGGCCGAACTATGAAATTCAGGCGTTATTCACGGCCCAGCCTGTGCCACTGACACCCGAAGGATTGATTAAAGCGGTGCGCTTCTATGAACAGGTTAAGAGTGAAAATCCGCCAGTCGAAACCGGAGCATGGAAAGACGCTGTTGACTGGGTGCTCAAAGAGGCTTGTCAGGCTGTAAACATTGGCATCAAAGGAGAGTGAGATGAACGGACAAATATCAATTGTTCGACCGGGAGCATGTGACGATCGCGAGATACGAATGATTATTCGTCTGGCGATGGGGAAAACAATAACTGCTCTCATTACTCCTGAAAATCTCGCATTAGCATTAACAGGAAAGTCAGACTTGCCAGTAGAGCTAAAGCTGCGAAATGTTGAGATTAAGGTGAAATAGTTATGAATACTCTTACCAAAGAATGGTTACAGAACACGATTACCAGCATTGAGTCAGCACGGGATGAAATACCGTTCGGACTCGATGAAGATCAAAACAACATGCTTACCGCATTAAAAATTGCACAGGCATCACTGGCAGCAGTATCGGATGAACGAGCAGCCTATGAATTATTTATGGAGAAGCGTTTCGGGGAATCTGTAGATCGCCGTAGGGCAAAAAATGGCGATAGAGAATACATGGCATGGGATATGGCGCTTGGCTGGATTATCTGGTGTCACCGCGCCGCCATGCTTCAGGGTAGCCAACCTGTAAGCCAAACTTACAACTTGCCAGAATTAATCGAAGGCATGGAAGTTTCCATTGATATAAGCACTTGTGATGCTGATTTAGGTAATCGCTATTTCGGCACCGTCACCGAGGCGTTAGAACTTGATACAGCCAAGAATGGTTACATCCTCTTGGTTCAGGACGCAGAGCCAAACTTCGATGTAAATGGCAACTCTCCGGGAACTCCGGATAGTTGGATAAGCTGTAGTGATCGAATGCCTGAAAAGGGCCAGAACGTGCTTATTTCGGTGAATTTCGATAGCTCTCTGGTTGAACCGCTAATATGCTCCGCACGCTATACCGGAAGCACCTTTCGGAGAGGAGATGCAACGATTAAGCCGGGTAATGGTATTGAGCAAGCAACTCACTGGATGCCGCTACCGGAACCGCCGCAGGAGGTGAAGTGATGAACAACTTAATGATCGACCTTGAGACGATGGGGAAAAATAAGGATGCACCGATCGTTTCCATTGGCGCGGTGTTCTTCACTCCAGAAACCGGAGACATCGGACAAGAATTCTATGCGGTTGTCAGCCTAGACAGTGCTATGAAGCAAGGAGCTACACCTGACGGCGATACCATCCTGTGGTGGTTGAAACAAAGCCCTGAAGCGCGAGCTGCAATCTGTATTGATGATACTTTGTCGATCAGCGATGCTCTCTCAGAACTAAACCATTTCATTAACCGGCACGCAGACAATACGAAATATTTAAAAGTCTGGGGTAACGGGGCCACCTTCGACAACGTAATTTTACGTGGAGCTTACGAGCGAGCAGGACAAATCTGCCCGTGGGCGTACTGGAATGACCACGATGTACGCACGATCGTTACGCTTGGGCGTTCCATCGGATTCGACCCCAAAATGGACATGCCTTTCGATGGCGAACGGCACAACGCCCTGGCTGATGCCCGTCATCAGGCAAAATATGTTTCCGCTATCTGGCAGAAATTAATTCCTGCCACCAGCACAGAATTATGATTTTCCCGGGTGCAGCCGGTTTTGATGGAGAAAATTATGAACACCTTGTTTTTACTGATGGCTGAATTCAATACCCCAAACATTGAACTCTCAGCAGTTAGCCAAAAGTACTTTGGTATGAGTCCAGCCACGGCAGAAGCAAAAGCAAACGCTTGTAAGTTGCCCGTTCCAACATATCGCATCGGCACATCACAAAAAGCAAAACGTTGCATCAATATTCAAGATCTTGCGGAATACATAGACAAAAGGCGAGAAGAAGGACGTATCGAGTGGGAACAGGTCAGAACAGTCAAACAGAAGGACAAAGAACATCACTAAAGAAAAACCCGCCTGAAGGCGGGTTTTCAAAAAGCACCAGCTATGATCATGCTGCTTTGCGACGACGAAGCTTACCCTGCTGCTCTTTACCAGAGACAGTAGCGTGAGTGAACGCATTAGGAGCAGCCTTCATCAGAACTTCAACAGCAGCACCCATACCTGCGAATGCTTTCATTGTGTCGAACTTAACCTGTGGCTTGGTTGCTTTTTGATCTTTCATAGAAAACTCCCGAGACAGTAAAGGCGTCTCTAACCCTTTCTTTAAAGCTAGCTTGTTTCGCTAACTTATGCCAATCGATCATGTCGATTGGTGACATCGTTTCTTAGTAGTTTAAGCACAAAACGACTGCCATAGATGTACCTTTAAGGTAATCTGGACGGGTATCCTACAATTTGTAGACCCTTCTCGTCTATACCTACTGAGCAAATTTAAGAAAGATATCCTGCAGCTCATCAATGACTGCCGACATCACATAACCGCACTGTTCCATGCGGAAACCAAAAGACTCGTAATACTGCACCAGTTCTGGTACTGGCTCTACAATGTGGACAACTTTACATTCAACAGCTTTACAAAATATAAAAGCACTCATAAGAGTGAGTAAAACCATGCGCCCTTTCAATGGGTGAGATTCATCTTCTCTAGAAAACCTTTCGATCATATGGATACGAAAGATGTTTTCTTCAACCCCATAAACACAAATTGCTGCTCCTGATGGTATTCCCTGAACCCGACCTTGCTGAACAAGTTTTATGCAGAACTCATACTTTTCTCTGGAGTTGCCATAGGTACTTAACGCATAGTCCCATTCAAGCTCACCATAGCCACCACACAGAATCTTGTAATCATCATCACTGAGCGGACCAACAGCAAGAGGTAAGCCGACATGATCAATAATCAACTGGATATTGTTACGTACTGATTGACCTATCTCGTCCAGGGTAAGCAT